CAGCAGGTCGTTGACCGTCTCTTGCTGAGTCAACACAAGCTGAACCTCAGACAAACCAGAGCAGTCAACACCTGACTGGTTCAGACTAAACATCGAGTACGGTACGTACTCAAGCTTGTCTTCGAACACGACAGCGTTTGCTTGCTTGACGTAGTGCTGAACGGTTCCGCCATCTACGTTGTAGTACTCGTAGACGGTCACCCACTCGAATGCGTCACGGACAGCATCGACGTTGCCACGCTGACTTTCTCCCACAAGCCATGTGGGGTAGCGGTCGGGACGGATGTCTGCCTTCGGGGGGATCTTGTAGACGCCGCTGGCCACGCGCTTCTTGAACGTGTCGTAGGGGATGACGGTGACTTCGATCCAGTAGCGGATGTCGTCAAGGTCACGCACCGTCATATCGAAGAACAGCGACGAGGGGTCAACAGACTTGATGACGGGGCGGTCACCATCCACACTCCAGCCTGTCTTGAAGATGCCGCGCTTACACAGGACGGCATCGATGAGGGCTGTAGCAGAGCGGCGACGCATGCGGTTCTCGTCGAACACAAACTCCATCAACCCATTCACAGCAGACATTGCTTCCTGCGAGTCGGGGTTGCGGGGTACACACGCAACCTGTGGGTTGGGACCCAAGAGGCTGGAGACCGCTGTATCGGCGATAGCGTAGATGAGGTTCTTCGAACACAACAGCAGTCGGTCGACATGCTCCATGTTCCCGCTCTTTACGGAGTAGAACTCACCACGATAGAAACGACGAGCCTTGTCAAATGCAGGCTTTTCGTAGCGCTTGTAGTAGCGCTCGTGTCGATCGATGAGACTGGAAAGTTTGGGAGGCATATCAATCCTACGACTAAATTACGTCGGTCACATTGTAGAGATTACCGTCTGGTGTCTCAGCAAACTTCACGTCGACACCATCGTCTCGCTCGAACACATGAACCGTACCGACACGCTCATCTGAATATTCGGAGTGGCTTATAACGCCACTGGCTTCAGGCTTGTCCATGTATTCGTCGAAGTCGGCTTGTGAGGCATCTTGGTAGGCTTGCCCTTCAAGACCTGCATACACGGATGGGTTCTTAAATGCCGCAGCAGTTCCTTCTTTGTCGATCCGGCCTTTGTCGTCGACGACAGGCTCAAGACCTTCGACGGGAGGCCCCTCTTTCGGTGGAAGAGTAGGCAGTGTCTGCTGACGCTTTGCCTCGTCTCTTCTCTGAGTCATCCTTCGGATGAGTTCAGGCACTGCGTTTTCGCTATCGTCGAAGATAGCACTGACAGCTTTCTCGCCAGCACTTAGCCCCTCTTCCTCTTCGAAGTCTTCTTCGTCAGCAGGCTTCGGGGTACCCTTCATCGCAAGGTTGAAGCCATCCGGTGTTTTCGTAACACTGGCCTTTGTACCGGGAGACATGGTCTCCTCTCCTCGACGAGCCATCGCTTCAAGCCGCTTCTGAGTTTCTTCATCAGAGAGCGGCTTTTGCGTACCTGCGTCAAAGATAGGCGTAGCTGAGTCGCTGCCCATCTCGACCTCAGAGGCATCGAAGAGTGGCTTGGGCACTCTCACGCTGATGTTACGCGATTCCATTGATCACCCTTTGAACAGAGCCCTACCCATCCGCAGTAAGTTGACACTATCGCGGGGTTTTTGGCCTTTGAGTTTCGCGGCAATACCCCCAGCCGTCGCCCCGCCTGCGCCCGTGCCAAGGTTAATACCAAAGCCAGACTTGGGCTCTTTACCAGACGGAGCACCCATACCACCCGTTTTACCCAAAGCTACACGAGTCTGCGGGTTTAGGGCATTGTACTCTTGCTGACGAGCGGAGTCGCGCATGCGTCGAAACACGTCATCCATGCTCATGGTATCACCCCTCTGCGGCTTTCTTTGCGTCTTCGTCTGCCTTTCGTGCAGCGTCTTTCATCTGCTTCATCATGGCATCGATATCTACAGCGGCAGGGCGCTTCTTTTTGCCGGCGAGGTCTTTGGCGGCCTCCTCACCTGCTTTGAGTGCTGCTGCGCTGTTCATTTTCTTGTATCCGGGCATGATTACATCCATTCTCTGGGGATTGGTTTGGCAAAGCCTTTCCGCTTTCCTTTGCGGAATTTGTCGAGGTCACCGATTGTAACCTGACCAGCTACGTATTCGGATGACTCTTCTTTGAGACGAGTCTCAGTGAAGTTCCTACGACTTAGCACATCTGCCGCCATGACGGCGGTTCTCGCACGGTCAAAGTGGTGAGTTGTGCCATCAAGACCTTTGATTCGCTTCTTACGAGATCCATCGTAGTTCAGCAACTGGTGGAGCAAGCCGCGACTTCTTAGCAGCAGTTCGTTCTGTCTAAGCATACGAACCAGCTTGGCTTCTGCTTCTTGAATACGTTTATCGGTTGCGTACCAACCGGGATGGTTTCGGTCAGTCCACAGCAAGCGGCGGGTGCCTGCATCTTTCAGCAGCGTAATACATGCCGTGGCGTTGGACTCTACGACGAGCATCGCGTGGTTGTATCGCTTCTGTATTTGGATGAGTCGTCGAGCAAATCGGTCAGGAGTTTCTCGGTCTTCCCAGAACGCAACCTCTCTACGGTTGATCGCATCGAAGACAGTCACAGCGCTCTTATCGCCAGAACCACCGAACCCGGCAGGGTCAGCCGTGATGAGGTAGGAGCCATTCTCCTGCGGAGGCTCAATCTCACGCACACCAGACAGACCAATCTCAGGGTCATTGACCGCACGGTCCAGCATGGGCTGCAGGATATCGGCAGGCATGACAGGAGCGAGACTTCCGATCCAACCGTCGTATGCATTGGATGGATACTTCGACGAGAACAGGCGGGGGTCTCCACCCATCTCGGTCTCAAGACCAAGGCGACGGAACGCCAAGTGGTCCATGTGCATGCCGGGGTGCAGAGCAAGATACTCACGCTCAGCATTCGTCGGCTCAAACCCAGTCGAGTCTACGCGACAAGAGTCATCATCCCACCATTCAAGAAACAGAGGCTTGAAGCGACCTCGACCCTCAAGGGACGCACGCCACATCGTCTCGTGGTGGGACCCAGCCCTACCCGGCGTGCTCTCAAGAATCACACGAGCGTTGGGTCGTTTGTTGAGCGTAGGGAAGATGTTGATGGCGGCTTTCTTTTGCCACTGGGCTTCACCAAACTCGGTGATCACCAAGCGGTCAACGGAGCGACCGATAGCAGGAGAGCGGCCCCCGGCAGTCAGAATCTTGATGCTACCACCGTGGCAGAAGTGAATCTGAGTGGTGCCCGCTTTACGGCCCTTTGCCAGAGGCATCTTCACGTCATCAGGCAACCGATTGTATGCGTAGAGGATGCGCTCAAAAATATCTTCAGCAGTGTCGTGACGCTCAGCGATGAGAAGCCCCTTCACACCTGATAAGTACATACAGTCACGCAAGAGCAGCATCACAGAGATGGTGGTGATCTTCGCCTGCCTGAACTTGTTTACGAGAACCCAACGGTTTGCGGCGTATGCCCGAAGCAGCTTCTGCTGCGTCACCGTAGGAGTCAGATAGCCGCTTGACTCGTCCTCACGGACAATCTGACACATTGACACAAACGCATCTGGAGTGCTAAACAACGCAAGAACCTTGGTCATATTGAGACCGGGCGCTTCGTGTATATCTGCACCGTTGGGAAGCAGGCTTGGCCTGACTTTTTGTACTTTTCGTGCTACCATACTATCACGGTATCACTGAAGGTGTCAAACTACAAGGGACCTATTATGGCTGAAAAGTTGGACATTAAGAAAGCAATCAAACGGCCCGGTGCTCTGCGGAAAGCGATGGGTGCCAAGAAAGGTGAACCTATTGACAAGAAGAAGATGAAAGCGAAGGAGAAGGAACTTCGTGGAAAGAAGAACCTGAGCGACAGCCAGCGTCGACTTCTTCGTCAGATTGATTTTGCTCAAACCCTTAGTAAGATTCGACCAAGGAAAAGCTGATGTACCACGGTAACTCTGACGCAAAAGCTGTTCGTCCCAGTGGAGGCACTGGCCGCCGTAAAATGCTCAAGGCTGTTGTGAAGGCTCAGAAACGGAAGAAGTGATGGGCAAGTATGACCACATCAATACGAAGCCTTCCGAATCTACGGCAAAGGCTGCCAAGCGTGGCTTGGAGCTTCGTAAGAAGCAGCCCAAGAGCGGCAAGGCTGGTCTTGATGCCAAGCAAGCAAAGGCTCAAGGGATTGGTTCGGGTGTTCAGCGTGCCTCGAACATGGCCAATCGCAAAAATCTGAGTCCTGCTACTTGGAAGCGGGTGAAGGCTTATCATGATCGTCATGCGAAGAATCGCAAGCTGGATCCCGGAAAAGCCCCCCACGAAGACAAAGGGTATGTGGCTTCGCTACTCTGGGGCGGTGACCCCGGATATTCTCAGGCGAAAAAGATTGTCCGTCAGATGGAAGCTGCGGATAAGAAAGGTAAGCGAAAGATGCTCCGTACCGTCGCCAAGAGTCGGAGGTAGTTGTGGCTAAAAAGAAAAAGACCGAAGACCAGAAGAAGCTTGAGAGGTACCGCAAGACGTACACCAAGCCCGGTATGCGGCTCAAGTTGTTCAAGCGTATTCTTGCCCGCAAGACTCATGGTACAAAGTCTGGGCAGTGGTCTGCACGGAAAGCTCAGCTTTTGGCGAAAGAGTACAAGGACGCAGGCGGAGGATTCAAGAACTGATGCCTATGACCAAAGCCCAACGAAGTTTAGCCACTTGGACTGCCCAAAACTGGCGCACGAAGTCAGGCAAGAAGTCGTCTGAGACAGGCGAGAGGTACCTTCCTGAGAAGGCCATTAAGGCTTTGTCTGCGCAAGAATATGCAGCGACCACCCGCAAGAAGCGCGAAGACACCAAGAAGGGCAAGCAATTCAGTGAGCAGCCTAAAAAGACTGCGGAAAAAACCGCTAAATTCAGGAAGGGTTGATCATGGCTTCAGAACAGTATTACAAAGACTTGCTCCGCGTAAGCTATGGCCTTCCTCCGCAGGGCGCTCCAATGCCGATGCAGGAGAAAGAAGATTCAATGGATCAACCTTCGATGGGGTTGGATGAAGAGTCTCAGCAGATCTTGATGGACACAACCTCAGACGTTGTGTCTGGGTTGGCTAAGCGGCGTCAGCAGAAAAAACTCGAAAAAAGTTTGGGTGACTTATCCCAAGGTATGGAAGGGGTGGATACCGCCTACGATTCTGCGATGGGAACTGAAGAAGCATAAACACCCGCTTCGTAAATCAAAATTCTCCAAAAAATCTTGACTCGCCAAATGCTACTCGGTATAACCGTAGGGCACCCGTAGGCAGGGCAGCCCGAAAGGGTCCGTGGAAGCCGCACGCGGGCAGGCATGACAACCCTAATGCTCAACACCTACCATCGGTCGGTGAGCCTGTTGTGCTGCCCGACTGCGAGGCTATAGTATGCCAATTTCAACTGAAGTTCTGAATACGACGTTTGCCGACCTCCGTGGTCCTCTCGTCAACTCCTTTGTTCGTTCCAACGAACTTTTCGAGGCTCTCGACAAGAAAGCCCGTATGCCGATGGAGGGCGGGTCCCTCATCGAGCGTTCCTTCACTGGTGGAGCCCCGGCTCGCGGTGTCGGTATCTACGTTGGTGACGAACTCCTCAACATGACTCGTCGTCAGCAGATCAAGAAGTTCCAAGTGGAGCCTCACCGAATCGTTGTTGCGGTCAACATCCCCAAGAAGGAACTCATGTTCAACAGCGGCAAGCTGGCGATCATGCGTCTCATCGAGGAGTACCCCAAGACCGTCATGGACGGTGTGAAGGCTGACCTCAACAAGTACTTCCTGACTGGTGTCTCCCGCGGCATCGTGTTCCAGACCTCCGAGCTTCGCGGCTTCCTGAGCCTCAACGGTCAGGTCTCCACGGGTATCGGTACTGGTGTCACGAACGGTCTGCTCGACTTCGCTACTCCCGCTACTCAGGCTGACATCGTGCAGGGCGTTCAGAAGTCCAACAGCTACTTCCACTTCAACCAGTTCGGCGATGCAGCAGGCACTGCGTTCAAGATTGATGTTCTGCGGAAGACCTACCGTGAGTGTGCTCACTACGCTGGCGGAATGGGTAAGGGTCCGGATCTGGTCTACATGGATCAGGACGTCTACACTCAGTTCGAAGAGAACCAGTCCAGCAACTTCCGAATCAACGTCAACACCATGCAGGATGGCGTCGATGGAAACAACAACACCATTGAGTTGAGCCTCGGATTGGCTAAGGTCTTCTCGTCGATCGACCTCGACAACGCAGACTTCACTGCTCCTGCTGACAACGGTGTCACCTACATCCTGAACACTGACTACCTCGAGATGCCCGTTCACGAGGCACCTCAGATGTCAGAGTTTCAGGAGCGCGTTGGCGATCAGGACGTTGTGACTGCAGTCTTCTCGATGCAGGCCAACCTCATCGCTACCAAGGTTCCGGCTCACGGCTGTGTTTCTGGCGGTAAGGGATCCTGATTCTGATTTGGTCGGCCCGGATGTCCGGGTCGGCCAACACTTCTCAACTTATTTAATTATCGAGGTAAATTATGGCTCTCGGAAATCGCGTCAAGTCTGACGCTCTTACTACGGTCTACGACAGCGAAGTCTACCCAGTAGGCACCTACTTTGTGCAGCAGGCTGATGAGGTTGTCGCCGACGACTCTCTTCAGGGCGACCGCACTTGGTTGTTCGTCGAAGCTAGCGCAGACATCACTGCAAACTCTCTTTGCGAGCGTAGCTCAACCACTCACAGCTTCAAGGCTTCGGAGTCGGCTGCGTCTAACGACAAAGAGCTAATGAACCTGATTGGGGTTGCTCCTCACGCAATCGCATCGGGTAAGTACGGCTGGATCGTCATTCGCGGTGAGACTTCGGTGAAGGCAGTTGCAGGCTCTGCCGGCAACAACCTGACCAGTGTCACTGGTGCCACGGGACGGGCTGGCCCCGCTACCGGCGGTGCTACTGACTCGTTCGCTGTGTTCGGTCGCGCAATCGCAGGTCACTCTGGCGGCACCATCAAGTGCTTCGTGGACTTCCGCGGATAGTCAAAGCGACGTGATACTATAGGGGTCCGGAGGTTATGCCTCCGGGCCTCTTTGTGTTTGGAGTCATTATGAATGTCAGTCTTGGGGAATTGCGAGAACGCGCTCTTGACTTTCGGGCGACGGACAGTCCCGGAGACTCATTCGACGAGCGAATCACGCAGGCGTTCAACTTAGCGTTGGATCGACTCGCAGGAGACGTACCAGAGGCTCTCGTCCCAGACGAAGAACACATTGTGTTGATTCCTGAGGTTGTCGGTAGCGATACATCCGTTGATGCCCGAGTCCGTGTGACCACAGACTTCCGCGTCATGGAGTTTGTCACTTCAGCGGGAGGAGATCTTTCAACATGGGTACCCACGATTGACGGTACGTGGGAATCGATCATGCACCTTGAATTCACAGACCCTGATGGGCAGAAGCATCGTCGACAGTGTCTGGAGTGGTGGCAAGTAGGTGGCGCAGGCCCCGGCGGTGGAGCGGCGTACTACGTCAGCATCGATCGCCCATGGCCCGACAAACTGACTCCCGGAAGTCTTATGGATTTCCGTATCTATATGAAAGAGTTCTTCTTTGCCGAAGACGTCATGGAAGTTCTTGAGCCTGCTCGCATTTTTGACGAGACTCGCCAACAGGTTTGGGCCATCGATACGGGAGGCGCGTATCGAGAGGACATGGTTGACTTCAACGGAGAGGTAAAAGGTCGTCCGTTCCGGATGTTCCGAAACCGGCATTTCCAGCTTCCCGCCCCGCGACGTAAGCCAGAACTCTCAATGCTGCAGGGAGAAAACATCGGACCCACGGCCAACCCGTGGATCGGCCCAGAACAAGAGGGTAAGTTCCGAATCTGCTACACCTACGTCAAGGGATTCAGAGACGAAGAGTGGCAGGACAGCCCCTCGGCAATCCGAGATCCAGAGTTTGAGTCGGCACCAAGCCCCATCAGCGATGCAATCGACATGGCTGCTCTTGGGGGCGGCGGTGCCCTCAAAATGGTCGCTGCAAACATCGACGCTATGACAGACTTCGATGTGACCGGAACAGGAGTCCTGAGAAAAGGACGCTCAGGCTACCGTATACGATTCTACATCGCACGCGACGACGTCAACATAGGTGGAGCGGGAGCAGCGCGTTTCAACCAAGTAGAGTCTGCTGGGGTCTTCTACCTTCTCAAAGAAGTTGAACCGTCATCTGTAAACTCAGATGGTCCAGCTACATTTATCTGGAATGGTAGTGTTACCCCAGAGTACTTCAGACCACTAAAGCATAGCACAGGATACTACGCTTATCAAGTATATCCTATGCAAGATGCGCGTTATGAACTTGATTTTCGAGTATTGCGTCTTCCGAAAAAGTTCAAGTCTGATACCGACACGGCACCGATTCAACGAGATGCGATTCCTGCATTGATTGAATTGGCTCTGTATTACATCGCTCTAATTGACGGCGCGGACCAGTCAGGTGCTCAAGTTCACCTTGATCGGTTCCAAACTCTGGCTCAACGATTCCGTGCTCGCTATGCCAACCCCGGTCGAGTTGTCGAGCCGGTACCGCTCACAGGCTACACACTTCGGCGTCGGTACGGCACTTTCACCTCGACGGGTTGACGCCTTGGTGGTATGCTAGGATGGAAACCTTTGGAGGTACTTGTGCAGCAGCATTATGCTTTTCCTCGTCCTGAGTTGGGCGACAAGATGCATCGTTTCAACTTGAACAGTCAGTACGAGGAGGCGATGATCACAGCTATTATTGGTCCTGAAGAGGAGCCTGACATCTGGAAGGCCACTCTTACGACGGCCAATGGCTTTGAGTTCGTTGGCTCTGACAAGGAGTTCCGTGGTCGGTTTGACTGGGTTCCCCACGATTGGAGCTTCGACGAGATTGCTAAGACTTGGAAGCCCCCCGGTGTTGCCAAGGACACGCTGAACATTCCGTCGCCTGAGGCTGGTGAGCACTACATGAAGTGGCGTAAGCGCGTCTACTCTTCTTGTCCCGAGCTTAAGTCCATGCCCGGTGGTGCTACAGTCATCGCGCAGAAGTGGGCAGATCGTCCCGTTATCGATCCTAAGGCTGGAAAGAAGTCGGCGTGATATGCTGCCGAAGAGGTAGCTCATGGCTGGACCAGCAAACCAAAATTTAGTCAGCCTTTTTATCCCGCCGGGTGAATCTCAGGTTCAATACCCGGTGGGATCTCTTGCGCGTGAAATCCAGAATATGGAGTTTACGCAAGACAATACTTTGATCTCGATAAATGGCCCGACGGTCTACGAACCGCCCAGCGCCAACGGCTTGCCCGCGTATCGGTCTGAGAACATCCATTCAGTGTTTCATACGAAACTGAGGGGTGGTCTCGCCGACATGTTGATTGTCCGCTGGGGTGACGCGCTGTATTGGCACAACGGGTGGAGTCATACATACTCCAAGATTCCGGCCATGGACGCAGCTACCCCGTCTTCTCCTGAGCCGCTTTCGGATGAGCTACGGACGTACTATCCAGACCAGTATCTGGTTTTGAACGACTTGATTATCTTCACTAACGGTGTCGATAAAGCAAGGATTATTACGTACGAAGGTGTGTCTTGGCCTCTCGGCTTTAGTTCGTTACCGCCGACACCGGTTGCTCAGAGTCCGAAACCTGCCAATAATCCAGTAACGGGTAACGGCACTGCGGGCCTTCTCACTGCCGCAAAGAATGGCGATGAAGATCTTGCTCAGTATCAGCAAGAGCCCAACTACTTGGGTTATTCGTGGCCCGGTCGTATCGGAACTATCGGTGACTCATTAGACGGCAGCACAGGTGCTGTTCTGGCGGGCAACTGGTTCTACCATGTTCAGTTGGAAGATTTCTTCGGCAACTTGAGCGCCATCTCTCCTGCGAGCAACCCGGCTCAGCTTGCTACGTCTAATGCCAATCCTCCGACGATTGCAAATCAGTCGAAGACTGCTTGGTTCGCCAGTAGGGCAAAAGAAATTGTAAGTGGTGGTGGTTCTATCACTGATATTTTTTCTCCTCCGCCTGACGTAAACAATATGCGGCTGGACGATCTGACAAAGCAGTTTGCGGTCACAATCTCTGGAGATGAGGCTCTGCCGTCCAACACAGCGGCTATCTACCTCTATCGAACTTCAGACACGAAGAACGTAGACACTACCCCACGTTTGCTTGAGCGTGTCGCCGGCAGGAGACTGTCGCACTATCCCGACAACTACCCAGATGCTTACTTGGGACAAGCGGTAGAGCAGACGATTGCAGTTCCCGTTTTTCGTGTGATGTGCACTCATCAGGGCTCTTTGGTGATTGGGAACACGCTGGGAGACCCCGGCATCGTTCGCCGTTCTAAGCCCGGATTGCCCGGTACCTTCCTCGAAGAAGACTTTGTGTTCCCAGATGAGGGCGGCGCTGAGGTCACAGCAGTCACAAGCCACAACGGCGTTCTCTTGGCTTTTACTGAGGACAGCATCATTAGTTTGGCTGACTTTGGTGTCCCGACTCCGTTGTCTCAGGGCATTGGGTGCGTGGCTCCACGCAGCATTGTCGCAATGCCTGATGGCTTGCTCATCTGGCTTGGCCGTGACGGATTCTACGGCATGCTTCCGGGTGGTACGATTCAGCGCATCAGCGAGCCGATTGACCGACAGATTCACCACTATCTGCACCAAGGCCGGCTGCGGATGGCTGCAGCGACGTACAATTACGAAGCACGAGAGTATCAGTGCGCCGTGTCTGAAGCCGGCTCTCAAGAGAACAATCTGCTGCTTTGTTTTGGTGAAGGTGGCTGGAGACGTAAGCGTTTGGGCATGGCTGTGCGCGACATGTGCACTACCAGAGACTCACGAAAGTATTCTCTGATCGCAGCTAAAGAGCTTGACGGTATCACTAAAAACGGAAAATCAGCATCTGCTCACTCTACGACCAACGACGTGTACGTGTTGGACCGAGAGACCCGAGCCTACACGCCTCCTGACCGCGTAGTCAGATATCGAAGCAACTGGCTCCGTACTGAGAAGAATGCGCTGACTCCGGTCTACCTACGTACGATGTACGTCGGTATGCTGGATGCATTTGACGGTGACGTCACGATTCGTTTCTACCGCAACGGCTCATGGGCTGATGTAGTTGCGATGGCTGACTTGAAGTCTGTCGGTCCGGATGATGGGCAGGGCATCGTCAAGGATGCTGCAGGCTCAGCCGTTATTGGTACGGCTCGTACCAGAGATCCCCGCTTGTTCTGGCGTCAGGTCCCTGTCGCGATGAAAGACGCACGAATCTGGGCGTTTGAGATTGAAACGACAGGAGATCAAGCGCTTCATCTTGCCGCAATCGGATTCGACGTCAGCGTCGCTACGATGGGCAACGCAAACAGCAGAACTCCACGAAGGTCGGACGTCTAATGCCTTACATCTTCCCAAAGAGAAAGCTGTCAACCGGCGATATTCTCGATCCCCTCGACTTGAACGACGATGTGCTGCCTTCGGTAGAACTCTACAGCGGTGAGCTAAACGAGCACAACATCACAGCATCAGGCACGGCAGCGTTCAACACTCTGGGTGATGGCAACATCGCGAGCAATGCGTATTACTCGTTCATTCAAGAGAGCCGAGTCGTAGACCCTAACTTTGGGTCCTACCCGCATCAGATGGCTCAGTTGACCAACATTCTTCCATCCGACAAGATTCCGAACAATGGAGGATGGACTGCAATTCCTCTGGATGGTCCGACAGACACGTCTGCGCTCACCATAGCGGACAACGCGGTTCTGTGGATCGAAGCGTCTATTCAGTACGCAGTAGCGCCCGAGACTTTTCCCCGAGCACAGTACGCGATTACTTTACCTTTAACGAGAGTTAGCACCAAGGGTCAGTATCTTGTGGGGAATGAGCGTAGGTCCGCACAAGTTCAGTTTGCGATTCGACTGGACGGCGCTGTGCTCCCTTGGACGATCACAGGTCATCGAGACCCATTTCATCAGAGCCCCCGAGGTGAGAAGCCATCGGTAGCGTATCCGATTGGTCCAACTTCTCAGGGGGCGGGTGTCGGTGGTGAGGTTCTTCCGGCAGATCCGGGACCTAAAATTGAGCATGACCCCGGTCTGGGGACCATGGGTAACTCATACTACCCGGTGCGTTTGGGCACTACCATTAATGTCACGGCAGGTAAGCACACAGTGGAATTGGTGGCGCGTAGACTCCCTGAGGTGAATCAGACTCGTTCTTTCAACAAGCAAGATGTTGTGTCGGTCTACACACGAAAGCTGTTTGCGATTCAGATACCCCAAATTCCGCGTGCTTCATCTACGTTTGACTCTATCGAGGTAGTTCCGTTCGACTCCGAGAGCGTAGTGAGCGCAACTACAATGACTGCATCGGTGGATGCCGTCAGGGACAAGTTTAACGCAGTCAAGGACGGAGCGTTGGCCCGCGGCGCTCTACGAGAGCAGCACCTACCTACAGCGGTTCTGGGTAGCGCTACGGCGTCACGAACTTCATCAGCGGTTCAGTCTGTGACCGAGCGATGGCCCGGATGGGGTAACTCCACCCAAGTAGGGACTTCGCCGGTAGGCTGGACCAAGATTGGAAGTCTCGAAGTTTCTCAGACAGTGACCCATACGGTTGCAGGCCAAACGTCGAAAGTGCTCGTCCTCGCGGATTTACACGTCACGTTCTGCAAACGGATTCCCTCAGCAGGAGGAGAGGAAGATGCGTTGGGAGCAGCCGCCATCGCTCTCAGCACAGACGGAGGCACAACTTACACTGTGCAAGAAGATTCTATCGTGTTTTTCAATGGCGGTCAACAACCAAGAAGAGCCCCTACTACGGTGGCTTCTCTACGTGCATATTCCAGAGACAACCTTCAGATTGGCTTGACTCATGTGATCAATGTATCGAGCACGGCAACGTACAAGATTGCAGTTGTCTGCACGACGATACCCACTGTTGCTTTCGGTGGAGGTGCGCCTATGTCAAACGTAGTTCAAGTGCAGCGAGGCAAAGTTTCGTCTGTCGTACTAAGGGATTGATATGCCTACAATTATCCCCAGCTACACCTACACTGATGGAACTGTTCTGGATTCATCAGGGCACAACCAAAATATTTACGACAGTCTGTCGGGTCGGGGGATTATGTCTACCGCCAATGGCGGTATTGACACCAACAACCTTCATGCGAACTTCAAGATTCGTTCTGAGCACATCATGCCTCAGACGTTTATTCGCACCAGTGAAGAGTTTGCGCTCAGTGATATCGACTGCTTTGAAGACTTGTTCTCAGCGGACAACAACAATCAGACGGCGTTCAGCTACAACGACGCCCCTTCTCGGTTGTTTTTGCCTGTGCCCGGATGTGGCCTAAGCTTTTACCTACCGACATCGGCGCAGTGTCTTCTCCGTGTGGGTGCTTTTGTTCACCCGTTCAAAGTTGGGTATGTCGCGTCTGGAGATCCTGACACCGTCACTGTCTATGACTGTGCGATTGCTCTGAAGCTTGACGGTGCGTTGATTGAGTCAACACGACGACCGTTGCCGAATACTGCTCGATACGAAGTGCCTGCAGCAAATCCGATGTCTGCTACAAACACAAACACTTACTACACAGAAAAACGAACGGCGACTTGGTACGACTTCCACCACCTAACGTCTACAGTGCTGGCGGCAGGTCCGCACGACATCCAGCTTTGCTTGTACATTGAGCGAGTAGATTTGCCGCGTCAACAGGTGGAAGGTATCGGAATTGTTGACGCGACAAAAGGGGTCTTAGCTCTTGCTCGAATGCGAGAGGTGGGAAGCTCGGTTGATACGTCAAGTGCGGCCACGGCTATTTTTGGTCTTGCCCAAAAGCATAATCCCCATCTTTTGTTTCAACGTGCTACTTTCGGGGTACGTCACGCTCGTGTTTTGGCTCTAAGCTGAGGAGATTGTCATGGCTGCGCCATTGTTAATTGCTGGTTTAGCTGCAGGAGGAATGGCCGCCGGAGCAGGTGTTGGCGCTCTTGCAGCCAGACGAGGGCAAAGAAAGCTCGACGAGTCTGTTGCCGGCAAAGCCCTAAAGGCTGAAGAAGAAGCTATAGCTGAGCGTCAGCGTACAGGTCAGTACGGCAAGAGCGAGGCCGAGCGTCGTCAAGACATTCGTGAAATCAGCGAGCCTGCTCGTGTTGAGACCGATCGTCAGTTGGGCATTCTCAGTGGTCTACGTAGAGGTGGCGCAGGTCGTTCTGGTGCTGCAGATAGGCAAGCAACTCAGTTGGCCAAGGGCCTTGCTCAGACTCAAGCAGAGGCTGGAAAGGCGGCGGCTCAAATCAGCCAGAAGGCGGCAGAGGGGCAGAA